TCATCTTGCATAGGCTTAATAACCATATTGTCAAACAAAATACTTGAGTTTTTAAGCTCATCAGCATTCGAACTAAAACCCGTTGACGTTGCAATACCAAATAAAAGCGGACTTGTTACGTTATGACCTAACATAATCTTACGTAAACACTCCTCACTTAAATACGAATAATGTTCTGGCGCATCGTTTAACGGAATATCGTCAACAGTTGTTTTGCTTGTTTCACTTGCATTAAAAGCTACAATTGTTCGCAGTCCCTTAGAACCCGTTAATTGTGCGTTTACCTTGTTTGTAATGATACTTTGTTGTTCTTCGGTAGGTATACCATTATTAAAGTTTATAACCTTTGTACCGCTGAAACCGTGTTGAACTTCATTTATTAAATAGTCTGCTATTTCTTCTTCTAATTTAGCGTAAGTAACAGCACCTTGATAGTCTGGATATGCGTAATACTTCATTCCAACCGTATAAGGCTTTATAAAAAGTATTTCTATTAACTCATTTGAGAATCCATAAGCAGGTATTCTTTTAGGTGCGTACTTTTTAACATCCAACCAATTATCCGAGTAGTAATAGCCTTCTATTTCTCCGTCTTTATTACACTTTTCAGCACGTAATAAGTTAACAGGCATATGGTAAGCCTTTAAAATTCTTTTACGGTCTTTTGAATAATGAACTTGAATAGCGCACTGCCCTAACATCTTTCTGTCCACTACTAATTTACGTACATCGTCAGGGTGTAATAAAGACATCATTTGAGCGTACTCATTTGGCTTTTTGCTTGCATCTAACGCACTTAAACCACGTCCGTAAACCAATCTACTTATATTGTTTATTATGGCGTTATTTGTCGTTGAATACGTGTATCTGTCAATTAAGTATTGAAAGTAATTATTGTCCTCACCTAACTCAACCCAATTATCTCTTTTAGACTCTTGAATTAATGGCGTTTGGTAAGAACTTAAATTAATAATATGTATGTTATCACTCATAAACTATAAAAGTATTTGCAGTTGTATTTGAAGTATATTGCCCGTTGTTAACCGAAAATGTAACTATTGGTTGGTCGGTGCAGAATATCCTATCACGGTAAACTATATTTGTTCCGTCTTTTAGTACCAAATTATAAAAATGATTTTGAACTAATTCAACTTCAACTTCCATTGTAGAATAATAATCTCCTGCCGTAAATTCCCACTCTTCAACAACCGTTGTTTCGTTGGTTTGGTCATCCGTTATTTCAACTGTATCGAAGTCTGCATTTCGCGGAATTAAAGCGAATGTTTGCGCATTTGTTGAAGTAGTTAAAACTATCATACTTTATTAACTTAAAACAGTTCAAATTGTTTCTTAAATAAAAAACCCCACCTAAAAAGGCAGGGTCTTAAACCTATTATTAACAGACAATTCTAAGAAGTAATTACAATAGCGTCATCAGCACCATCAGTAAAGATAGCTTTCAATCCAGCCTCATCAGCGCAGTCAATGAAGTATGCAGGACTTTTTTCCATTCCAGTAAATGTCAAATTATAACCGTTGAAGTCACCCATTGCAGTTCCTGAAGATACAGTTCCAGCAGTAACGTCGCATCCTTGGTCATAACCAGCTAAAAAGAATTGATGGTCTCTTGTTTCAACAACGATTCTCGGACGTCCGTAAGCTAACAACTTAACGTTTTTATGTGTTACAGCGTCTTGCTTCTTTAATTGGATAGTTAATACTTGCTCAAAGAAAGTAGTTCCGTTGTCTCTTGAAGTTTGGATAGTTTGCTCAAAACCATTCGCACCTTTCAATTCATATTTGTAAAGGTTAATTTGTGTTGCAGTGTACCAAGTAGTAATTTGGTCATCACCATCAAAAACAATGCTTGAAGATAATGTATTCAAATCACCGTAGTTAATAAAGTAAATATTTAGAAGTCCTGAAATTGCATCTTTACACGCTTCTAATCTTCCGTTTGCTATATCACAGCTCATATCTTATTTTTTTAATGTTAAACAAAAAAGGGAAGGCATTTTACCTCCCCTTCGTTATAGTTTAGTTTGATTAGTTAGCTGAGTTAACGATACCGTAAGTAACCAAATCAGATGCAAAACCGTATTTAGCGTCTGCAGTAAATCGCATAACTACACGTACGTTTTGAGAACCATCGATGTCACCCATATCCAAAACTTTAACTTCGTTCATGTCATTCATCAAACCAGTTGCAAAATACAAGTTAGATGTTTGAGAAAGCAAAGCTGTGTTAGAAGCAAGTCCGTTAGCTAAGAAAATCTTAACTCCATCAAAGTAAAGGTTATCCAATACTTGGTTAGTTCCTTTGTTGTCATAACCGTTAGCACCTTGTCCAGATGAAGCAAAACCACCCAATGCACGAACGTAAGCTCTGTAAATGTTATTAGAAACATAAAGAGTTAAATCTTCTTTTCCGTACAAAGCAGCAGGTAAAGCATCAATGATAGAACCTAACTCAGCGATAACGTTAGAAGCTGTTACAGAAGTTCCAGCAACCTCTTGAGCCGCAGGTAAAGCAGCATCAGTAGTTAATTGTGTCATGATACCAGCAAATTGTCCAGCTGTTGCGTTAACACCTCTCCAAATTGAAGTCTCCATTCCAGCAGCAACTTTTTCAGCAGCGTGAGCGATTAAGAAATCAGCGAAAGACTTAGGCAATACATCGAATGCAGAATAACCCATTTGGATAGCATCCCAATCAGCTCTAAAGTCAGACTTACAAAGCTGCAAGTTAACTTGGAATGATTCAGGTTGAAGAACTCGCTCTGTTAAAGTTACAGTTGAAGTTGGGTCAAAGTCGCAAGTTGCATTTTTGATGATGTCATCAGTTGCTACTCTTTTGATAACTTGTTTGTATTTAACGTTAGGCATGATAGTAATTCCGCCTTTCTCTAAAGTTGGAGCAGACAATAAAGCTGCAGCAATATACTTACCTGCAAACTCTCCAGCGTAAGTAGTTGTAATTGATTGTGTTGTACTCATTTTATGAATTTTTTAAATTATTTATACTACAGTTAATGTAATTGCTCCAGCAGCAGTTCCCAATCCGAAAACATACCAGTTAGAACCGTCACCATGTAATTCTACGAAGTCACCGATTGTATCAGCGGATGCCGAAAATGTAATCGTGTTTTCGTCTGCTCCAGGTACGTTTGTGCTATTTACGATAACACCACCTTGAATTTTGCTTGTAGCCGCTTTAATGGTCCATGCAGTAGTAGCAAATAACGCACCAACTACGAATTTATAAGATTGACCAGCTCCATCAGCAACAGCAGGAAGTGTAATTTGCGCACCTGCAGCAGCGTTAAGAATAAATACTTTACCGCTATCTTCAGCAGTTAAAGTTGTTGCACCTGTCAATGTTTCAACTACGCCTACTTGACGTAAAGAATCATTCGAAATGCTTGTAAATGTTGTACTCATTTTTTTTTGTTTTTTAAATTATTACTTATTTAGTTTATTTAATACTGAATCCATAATTGTGCGACTTCTTTTAGTTGCAAATTTTACGGCTTCAACTTTATTCTCGTTTTCAGGATTGAAAGAAATTGGTTTAACTTCTTCGTCGGATGAAAGTTCAACTTCTTCTTTAACCTCTTTTAATTTGCTTAATTCAGCTTTTAAAGTTTCGTTTTCTTCTTTTAGTTTTTCGATTTCAGAAAAGAAAGTTTCTTTAACCACGCTTTCGATAGTTTTCTTAGCAGTTGGTTTTGAAGTTTCCATTTCTTCCTTTTTCTCGGTTTCAACTTCTACCTCAGCTTCAGGCTCTTCAACTTCTTCTTCTTTTTCTTTAACTTCGGAAATAACACCCTCTTCAACAACGATCAACATACGTCCATCTTCAAACTCATACTCACCTATCGGTAAAGGAATTTTTTGTTCGTCTTCCGTTACGATAAACACTTCGTTACCTGCTTCGAATGAGTCAGCTTCTAAAACTGTTACTCCATCCATTAATTTCATTTGCTCAAGTTTTACTTCCATTCCGAGCAAAGTTTTGATTTGGTTTATTAGGCTATTTTTCATTTTTGTTTTTATTAAATATTTAACTTAATTGCGTTAATGCTTTTTGAATTAATACCAAATTTGCTTTAGTATCATTAAGGTCTTTTAAAGCTATTTGTAAGTCTTTGTAAACTTGCCATCCATCAGGTGAAACACCTAATTCTTTTGCTGTTAATTTTATTTTATTTAAAAAGGCATCTAACTCACCGCCTAACTTTATTGCTTTTTCATGTTCTGTTAATGCAACCCTTAATGAAGATATTGCCCCTACTGCTTTTGAGTTAGCTGTATTTGTTGAATTAAAATAATTATTTATTGCTTTAGTTGCATCATCCACCAAAGCTAATTCAACTTCATGCGAAGCCAACTTAGTTTCCTCTTTGAATAGTTTACTGAAAACTGTTTTTAGTGTATTCATAACTTATTAACTTTTGATTTTTTACTTGTTCCTTTTTTATCCGTTTTGACGAACGATAGTTCTTACTCCGTCTATTTCTGTAATCGTTACGTTTTGTTGCGTTACACTCGCTGTTTTACCTATCCCTTGCGCTTGTAAACTACCGTCGCAACATTCCTTAGAGTATTTTCCGTCTTTACATAAACAACCCCTTTTGCCACCGCGAGGACTTACTTTGCTTAGTGTTTTTTCTGCCATGTTATTTTATTTATAAATTATTATAAGCGTCCACAACTTCTTTTAAATTTTGCGGAGCATATTGGTTTTTAATTGCTGTTTGATATTTAAGGAATTCAGGAAAAACTGTTTTCCAATCAATACCTAAATCTTTTGCTTTTTTCTCAAAATTTACAATATTGTCATTGAAATTATTTGTCAAAACTTGTTGTTGTTGTATTAATTCAACTGCTTTTTTTAATGTAGTTCTTGCAATAGCGGTTTCTTTTAAAATTGCATTATAATTTTTTTCTAATTGAGTATATGAACCAACTACATCAACAT